ATAAGGACACTAAGAACAGAGATCTGTAAAGAAAGTGGTAACCTATCTGTCGCAGCGGAAAGATCGTATCCAAAAGACTTACCACTCTGCATGGCCTTTGTCTTAGCCCTTTCAACTGAAAGGTTTTGATCAAAAGTACCATCATTTGGCAGTTTCTTAAGGAATGCGAAAATAAAGTCATGCAACGGTTTTAACATTGACTGAGTTCAAATGTCGACCATTGCAAAGACTCTAACTTTCCCTGCAGCTTCCTCTTTTGTCGACAGCTTTCCTAAAGGAAGAGCTGGCGGCACCGAGTCCACTTGCAATTCAGAGCACATGGTAAAGTAAGCTTTAAATCTTGCGAAACATCATTGATCCCCCATGTATTCATTAAAATATGAAAACATTAAAGGAAAATGTGTACGAAGAATTAAAGGAGTTACAAACCATGAACCCCAACTCACAGACATGTGAGGTGATGCTTTCTCTATCGGCAATAGCCAGACTTCTTTCTCGAAGATACGGAAATCAAACCGGTCTAAGAACTTACCTACAACATAGGAAAGTTTATTAGATCCCATTTGAAGACCATATTCAGAGGCAGTTGTCTCCGATGTTATGGTGCTTAATTTAAGAGTACCAGGAATCTTGATTATCCGGTAAATGGAAAACAATGTTAACCATCACTGAATAACTTCAGAATTCCCCCGACGTATTGACCTTCGGTCTTCTATAGGTATATACCTAGGAAGTCCGTTGGCCAGCCGAGGTAACATCAGGGTAGGCTCTATCTCCCGTAAGGAAGATATTGCGCTACCAGCTATGTACTTTTGGATAGCTAGGGTAGAACTCTTCAAATATTTAACCGTAGTACTAGGACCATGTCTTTTGGACATGACCAATATGTACTTGGTAAACATTTGGAGCTGTTTAAGGCGCCGTGTTACCTTCACTGTTCGAGGAAAGACAGCGTACACAATACGCCATCCTAAACCTCTTACCAGTGCTGGTAATTCGTGTGAATTACCTAGCGAAACCATTGGTTCCGACACATTGCTATCTTTGAAGCTCTTTAGAATTGAAATGAATTTTGTATATTTCATATATAAATTTATTAGATTCTTCTGAGCCTTTCGGCTGGAAAACTAGCTCGAAATTAGTTAAAGATAAAGTAGTAGAAGTACCGTTTAGGAGGTATAGATCCCTCCCTGTACGACGTAACTCATATCTGAAACAAAATTTCAGGGCTGCTTCTTGTTAGATTTATATCAAAACAAGGACAGTTTAAAAGCCTAAAAGATTGGCGATGTGACGTCCCAACTCCGCTGTTCCCTATTGGGGACGGCAGGTCAGAAGTCACTAGCGCTCGCAACCGATCTGGA